CCCGGCCTGCCATTGCGGTCATGTAGGGGTTGTACTGGGTGTGTAATACATGATAAAGGCTTTGGCCTATGGCGTTTTTCTTGTTTCTGCCGGTCTGTTGGATTAAATGGAGGGGTAAAGAGCCAAGCGGACCTGCAATCAGGTTAATCGCATTCCAAAAAGCTGAATAGGTGAGTGCGGTATCTTCATCAACATGCTCACCGGATAGCGATTGAGATCCGCGCAAATTCCACAGGCTCGGATTCCACGCTTTAGGGTCAGATAGACTGAGATTGAAAATTCGTTTGATCTTGCCAAAGAGGGTCACATGATGTCCTCATTAAAAGAATGGTCCCTTAGCTGTTCCGGTCAAGTGAGGAACCAAGAAAGGAGAAAAAGATAGTATGGTAGGTATTATGGAATGGGAAATAGGGAAATGTCAAGTTAAACTGCGCTTGAGTGCAATAAAGTGTGTTGTCTCATGAAATTTCAGGAAGTTTCACCCCAGGCGAGGTAGGTTAGACAACTTTTTATCTGTTTCCTTTTTGGCAAACCGGCAAGTATCAAGCGACTCCCGCGTAATCCGCTTTTGTCCTCCTGGCGTGAGTTCGGTCTTCAGGTGGCCGTGTTCAATCCATAGATAGACGGTCCTCTCCACCACGCCATAATATGCCGCAACTTCGCTGACTCGCAGTGTAGGCCGTGCTGGTAGGGGTTGAATTTCCTCTATTTTCGCCTCATTTTCATAGTTTTCCATGTATTTACTCCCCTATCCCATAGGTCCGACAACAAGCGGGCCGTGTTTGACTCTCAACATAGACGCTCTGGACACCCGAATAAACCCCACATCATTCGTCCCGGTCAAATGTCCATGCTCAAACCATAACCGGGCGCATCGTTCGTCAACTCCCAAAAACTGCGCCGCTTCGTCAACGGAAAAGTATGGCCGGTCTTCAAGGCCAGAGTTGTCCTTTTCAGGTTCCTTCGGTACTGGTATAACATCAAGCAACTTCACGGTTTCGGATGGTCCGGGTGGTCCGGTAGAGTCAAACGCATCTTTTGCTTTCTCAATCGTGTTTTTTGCCCTTTTCTTGTTCTTTGCGCCTCTTGGTCTTGCCATGTTGTCCTCCTTTTTTATTCATAAACAAAATCAACAAATCCGTCTCTCAATGCCCCGACATCTGTCAACCACGTTTCCTGCTTCATCATTTCCAGGATTTCGGCTTTCGTCTTTTTGGACCTTATCATGTAAATCTCGATTAGTTAGGCCCTTAGATTGACTTAATGAGTCGACATAGGGCATAATACACCACTTCGCCTGATTTATCAGGCATTTCCAAAGATGCAAAATCATCAAGTTCACACCATAGTTTATGAAATAAACACATAAAATGATAATGTCTTGGATTGTAATGAACGTCTATGGATTGAACTTTTTGCCAAAACCAGATTTTTTTTCTGCAATAAGTACATTTCATTTCCAGCCATCCCCCTTACATTGACATTCTGTTTTTTATATCCTCTGATGAGAGTCCGGAATAAATTGACTTGGTATCTATCTGAAGCATTGATCTGCCGATTGCCATACAGAGCGCAACCGCGCCGTCTACTTTTTCAGTGCTCTTTTCTTTATTGATTTTTACGTTTCCAGCAGGGTCCATTTTTATCGCCACGTTCGATATACACCAACTGAGTACACTATTGCCTCCGTGCGCTAATTCCTTTGACAACACCATCTTTTCAATCTCTTTTGTGGGAGCCGACATGGAAGCGTAGCCCTGCCCAAATTGAATAAGGCTCTTTTTACCCTCAATCTCAAATCCTATCTCCTGAAGGTCTGTCGTGATCTTCTGACTTCCCCATCTATCAAAGGCAAGCTCCGCTATTTCATAAGCTTCACCATCCTGCCGGATCTGATCTAATACGAAGGCATAGTCAATGATATTCCCCGGTGTTAAAGTGATATACCCTTGTCGCGCCCATACATCATAAGGCACTTTGTCGCGCTTGACACGCTCCATCATGTTGTCTTCAGGCAAAAAGAATCGGCAAAGGATCTCATACTTTCCGTCCTCTTCCTCTGGCGGGAATACCATAACCCAGGCAGTCAAATCCGTGTTTGATGACAAATCTAACCCCCCGTATGCCGTCCGGCCTTTCAATGCTTCCGGATCCACCATGAAGGTGCAAGCGTTCCATTTATCGGTCGGTATCCATTTTGTGATACTTTCTGTCCAGATACAAAAGTTCAGGCGTTTAACAATATTTTCCTGGCTCGGCATAGCCTTAGCCTCTTCCACCTGACGCCTCAGATAGTCCCTGAAGGGCGCTCCTAAATAATTGAGGTTAGGGTTCGCCTTTTCCCATACTGCCTCGTCTCGCCAGTCATCACAGTCCGGGCAGCCGTCCTGGGGGATGGTCTTTCCCTCTGATTCGCACTTCGCGCAGACATCAAGCCCTGTCATTATGCCAAACCATGCGTCATCTTCTATGGTTCCCTCTAAAATCTTCTCGGTGTATTCATGGTGTTGAAAGCAAATGGATTGCCGGTCGTATCCGCTGTTTGTGATTTCAAACTGGAGACCCTGCCTACGCCCCTTCATACCGGCGCTCATTTTCCTGACAACGAGGTCGTTCGGGTGTTCGTGGATCTCATCTATCAATGCCACATGGGGCCTCTTCCCGTCCAACCCCCGGTGTTCTGAAGATAGCGCACGGAAAAAGCTATTTTCTCCTGGGTATGCGATATTGTATTTATCTATGATTAGCATTTCCTTCAGGCTTTGGGAGGCTTCAGCGTAGAGTCGCGCATCCCGGAATAGGATATTTGCTTGCTCTTTTGTGACTGCGGCCGCATATATCTCGGCGCCGGGTTCGTCATCGAATGCAAGGCAATAGAGGCCAATGCCCCCCGCTAAAGGTGATTTTCCCTGTCCTTTTGCCATTTCTATATATGCGGTTCTGAATCTCCGACAATTATCTATCTTGCGTTTCCAGCCAAAGATTGAACCGACAACAAATTGCTGATTTGGGGTTAGTAAGAACGGTTGATCAGCAAATGCACCCTCGTAGAACTTTAGGAACTCAGGGAAAAAGGCAACAATATGATCCGCCGCCGATTCATCGAAGTACAGGCCGCGCTTTTTCCCGGTCTTCAGGTCGGTCAGGTGACGCTGGCAGGCCAAACGCGACCAGCGATTCGCAGGGATCTTGCCCTTGACAATATCCGTGGCGTATTGGGTCACAGGATGTAGGGGTTTCTTTTTAGTCTTAGTATTTCGTGGCATTAATATGTTCCCAGGTTTCAATAAAATCTATTAATTGCCATCCTGTTATTTTGCACCTTATGACTTTAGCTCTTTTCCCATTTCTTAAAGTTGCGACATGTGATCCAGATTCCACACAACTCAGCTTTCCGTCCTTGATCAAGGCTTTCACTGTGTATGAACTCATTCTAAGAACATTGGCGGCTTCTTCTAACGAATAAATGGGGTTAAATTTAACGATTCTTTCTGTTAGGTCTTCCCGGCTTGTTTCCCTCAGGTTCTGCCTTTTATGGTTTTCTATCTCTTTTACGATGGGCCTGTATAGATTGTGCGATGGATCTTCGTTTGTAATTGCCTCTTTTTCTGCTTCGATTGCCTCTTTGCGAGATTTAAACTTTTCTATGGTCACGGATGTTATTTCATTAAACCAGTGGGAATGATTCTTATGTTGGGACAATCTGTGGAATGTTGACAATGATATCCCGACATACAGAAGGTGTCCTTCTTTGTTGAAGTGGCGGTATAAATCACAATTCATATTTTCCCTCATGACCCGCGCTTCCTCGCCATGAACTTCTGCGCCTTACTCGCGGGTTTCGGCTTCTCAACCTTCAGGCTGGCCCTGCTCGATGGACTGAGCCCCAGCAATACCGCCGCCTGCATCATACGTTGATAGGCTTCCCTGGCTACTCTCAAGTATGGATTAAGGCCAGGAGTACCGTCTGTCTTCTCATAGACCATACCCATCTTCTGGACTCCTTTGGTCGCCTTACCCCACTGGCTGAACGAATCGCAGTACCCGGCAAACACCGCCATGTCAAGCTCGGTCATTAATCCGACCGATTGCAGGATGTCCCCGCACCGCTTCCACTCCTTTCGCGCTTCCTTGTCTAAGTGATCCGGGATGTCCGGCATACTCTCCGGGGGTTGGGGCTCCTGGTCGCGGGGTTTCTTGTGGGTGTGTTTCGTGCCACCTCGAAGATTTACGATTTTACTGGGAATTGCCTTCCTACCCTTGGCCATGATTTACCTCCTTTAGTTTATGTTACTCTGATTTAAATAGAATGTCAAGTACCCTTCGATTACTGAATGGTATTCGGAAGATTAATGGGAATTATTTTAACTTATTTGTGCTTATCGTGTCGATTTCTTTCATTATGCTCTTGACAAACCTGCCAAACATGGTTATCTTTAAGATAACAACGGATGGAAACTCAAACCACAAATCAGGGAGGGAACGCAATGACAAACAGAATACGCAGATACACTTTCAAGACACCATGTGGCCTGAAAGATATTGAAGCCGAGACAATCAACCAAGCCCAACAAATCGCTGATACTCAATATGGTGGTGGTAATGCTACGATGAGAAAGGAGATTAACAATGGATAAGAAAACAGTTTCAATCAGAGAAATGGATATGGATACTCTGATTGAGCCGGAATTCATTTAAAACCTAACCCAATAACCCTCCCCCGACACCGGGGGCGAAAGGAGAATGGAAATGCCAAAAGACCCTATTACAATTTCAATTAGAAACATGGACCCCGATCTTTGGTGGCTGGCCAAAACCCTGGCAAGTTCCCGGCAAATGACAATTCGGGATTTAATTGTTGACCTGATTAAAAAGGAGCTAAAAGATGATAACTGAAATATGGAAGCCGATTCCCGACTATCCAGGATATGAAGTATCAAGCCATGGTAGGTTTAAAAACCTTGAAGGAAACATTAACGATTTTTCAAACTGCCAACAAAGCACAAGAAGAACTATCGGTATAAGAAACACAAATAGCCTAAAATCAAAACAATTACATTCCGTTATAGCAGAGGTTTTTATAGGCCCACGCCCTAAAGGGTTTGTTGTTAACCATAAAGACAGAAATCCAGGGAATAATAATTTGTCAAATTTGGAATATATAACCAAAAGTGAAAATTCTCGGCATTGGAAACATCATAAAAAACCTGAACCGGGTAGCACTGTACAAATAGAAGCATCAATTTCCCAAGCCTTAAACGACGAACTCAGAAAAGAGGCCGAAGGCGTTAATCGCAGTTTTTCCAATTATATCGCCTACTTGCTAATAAACAGGCAGGCAGTGAAGGAGGGATAGATATGGAATATGATAAAATTGAAGTTAAAAACTATTTAATCCGCAGGCTGGTTGACGCAGAATCGGCCCTACGCGAAGTTAAACGATTCGTTGATACGCCTGAAAACGAAAAAGCTCAATTCCCAAATATTCTTTCCAGGCTTGATGACGCGATGAATGAAATAAATAACGTGAGGAATCTTTTATAATAACAACCGCCCCGGGCATAAACCGGGGCACTTTCAATTATCAAAGATCGTGTTGAAAATTAAAGATTCATCTTGACTTTAAATACCAGGTATGCTAAGGTTTTTATTATGAAAATAGCAATTACAGGTTCACGGAAATTTACAGATTACAACCGCTTTTGCCAAGTGTTAGACAGTTTAGCGCCCACGGAATTTGTATCGGGAGGCGCTAAAGGTGCTGACACC